CATCGCGCCCGGTTGACGAGGGTCTGAATGGTGGAGTTGATCTGCGCCCGCCGCGCGTCGCGCCAGAACATCCACGACCCACCCACCGCGCCGCCGTAGGATTTCAGGTCAATCATGTGCCCGATGGTCTCGCCCTGCACCTGATCGGGGATGTCCAGGTCGGTGATCTCCGGTAGTTCCGTCACCGCGCCGCCGTCCGGGTATTCCAGCACCAGTTCTTCGGTGAGCGCAAAGAGCCAGCCCCAGTCGCGCACCAGCTCCTGGTTGAAGTCGCCCACGGCCAGCGAGAGCTGGTTGACAAATTCCTGGAAGCTGATGCCTTCCCGCATCAGCCACTGCGCCATCTTCGTTCCGTCCACGCCCGTCGGCAGCGCGCGGCTGACGATGGTCATGGGTCCTAATACTTCTGCCATGTCTTTTCTCCTTAATTTTGTCGGCGAAGCCGATCTATACCCGCTCCGCGGGCAAAATTAACTGGTTTAGGCCAGCCCGCTAGAGCGCGCCGTCGTGATGCCGGGCGCAACGAACAAAATACCGGCGCTTTCGGCGTAGCCCACCGACTTGGCCCACTTGCCCGCGCCCGATGGGGCGGTGGCTGTGATGTCGCCTGCCACCGTGTCGCTCAGGTAGTAGATCGCGCCGGGCGTGAGCGAGTCGTAGCCGCCCACCGGCCCGAACGTCACAATCGTGCACCCGTCGCCGTCGGCCACCGTCGTCTCACCCGGCTCGTTGACCTCCACCAGGACGCCAATCGCCTCGCTGGTCGCCGCCGCATTGGCGCGCGCCGCTTCCACATCGCCGTCGGCGGCATTGTAGACGACGTTCCCCATCGTCCCCGCGCCGCCTGCCCGCCGCCGCCGTAAGATCGCCCCTTCCAGGGGTCGCACTTTTGCCGCTGTCACTCCCATGGTTCCACTCCCTCTTTATGTCGGTTTTGATTTCGCCCCAGAGGGGCATAGGTCGGCTCCGCCGACGAAATCAGACGAAATTAAATTCCGAAGTTTCCGCGCGCCGCTGCCCGCTTCTCCGGCGTGTCCTCGAACTTGGCGGCCAGCCCCTGCGTGGTGACAACCACGCGCGGCCCGCCCAGTTCCAGCACCAGCGACTTGGCGATCCGCTGGATGTGTTCGCTTTGCAGCAGTTCGCGCACGCGCACCTGCGCCGCTTCCTTGCTCGCCACCGGCCCCAACATCTCGCTGATGATGGGCCGCAGATCGGCCAGCTTCACCTCGCCCGCGATCACCTCGGCGATCTCGGCGGTCAGCACCTGCTTGCGCAGGTCGGCGATCTCTGACACCAGCACCTTCACGCTCGCCAGTAGGTCGCTGCCGGGCACGAGCTGCTGAAGCTCGGCGACTAATGTATTGCGCTGCTCCAGCGCCGTCTGCGCGTTGTCGCGTTCGGTGCGCATTTCTGCGATCATCTTGTCGAAGTCTTCGTTCACGATACTCTCCTGTTGGATAACGGGTGTTTCTGAGGCAGGGGTTTCCACCAGCACCGTCGTCACGCCGTCGTTGTTTGTTCCATCCGTTGGAGTGGGATCAGCCGCGCCGTCTCCATCCTCCATTTCACTGGTGATATGTGGCGGCGCCACCGCCTCGCGGATGCCCGCCCGCGTGGGGTCGGCAATATCCAGCTTCTCCAGGTCAATGTCCACCGCCTCGCCGCCCTGCTCGCTCGCCCAGCCGTAAATGCTGGTGGCGACGCGCGCGCCGGTGGCCTTCGCCTGCCGGAAGTGATCCCGTGCCTTCTGCGTCAGTACGATACCCTTTGCCCACACCGTCCCGTTCGAGTCCCGCTGCGCTCGCAGCCAGCGGATGTCGGGCGGGTCATAGCGGGTGGCGCGTTCGTCATCGCGCAGATGGCCGAAGCCGCCCTCCGGTCGCTTGTCGTTGATCTCGCGCTCCAGCGCCGAACCAAACGCACCGCCGTACTTGCGGCCATTACCGGAGCGCGCCTGCCGCGGCATCACGGGCAGCGTCACGAACATCGGGTTTGGCCCCAGCCCTTCCACGTCAACGTCAGTGGGCAAGGTGATTTCGGGGTAGCTGCCGCGCAGCTCGCTCACCTGGACGTAGAGCATCTCGGAGGCGACCGCTGTTTTCTCGGTCATGCGTACTCCTCAAACTTTCTCAAATACAGATAAAAACGCGACCCGCAAACCTGACGCTCAGGTCTACGCGCCGCGCGCGTTGAATCATCGTTTATTAGTGTAGCACAAATATGCTAGGGCTTTACTTTCACCGCCGTGACCACTCGCTAGAGATTTGGATAGGGACCTTTCGTCCGGTCCACAGCGAAACGGTATATTCGTTCCTCAAGCGCCTCCAACGTGAACTGATCCCAGTCCATCTGGATACCATGCTTAAGACCCCGCTCGCTCTCGACCACGAACAGTAATATCTTCGCGCCTGGCTTGATTGATACGGTGATGCCGCCCCAGGAAAGTCGCTGGTACTGGCACACTCGTTCTCGCCCAGGTCAAAGAAATGGAGTTTCACCCCTGCTCGTTCGCAGGCACGCTCGGCCAGTTGAACAATTGCTTTACGTTCAGGAATTGTCATCATGGTCATGATTGTACCAGCTCCCGCAGCGCCAGCGCTGCCAGCACCACGCCCAACATCTGCTCTAAGAATCCACGCATGTCGAGCGGCGTCACATAGGACTGTTCCCCTTCATCCATCATCACCCGCAGTTCGTCCACCACTTCACGCTGTGGCCGCGTCACCGTCGTCAGGTAACAGAGGCAGTGAGGATGGGCGGGGTAATCGGGCACGTTGTTCAGTTCATAGGGCGACCCCGCTGCCAGCGTGTCGCACTCGTCGGCCTTCGGATGGCTGCCGCTGATGTTCCAGTTAATCGCCTCGACGAACGGGTTCTGACGGCTCGCCGCCAGAAATACCTGCCCCGCCTGCCGGGTGATCTCCGTCCTGGCCAGCCGCATGGCATAGAAGCTCACGTCCTGCCCGTAAGGGCGACTGGTTCTAAGCGCCGCCCGCCCTGGCATGAGGAACTGCTCCAGCTCCCGTGCAATAGAGAGCGCCGGTCTGCCCGACCGTATCCCATCCGCCAGCAGCGCGTCCACCCTGCGCCGTGTCTCCAGCGCCGTGTTCCAGATGCGGTCGCTCAGTTGGTAGCCGCGCTGATCGAGCCACGTCCAGGTGCTCTCGTACTCGACGAACGCCTGCGGGCTAAGCAGCCGCTCGCTGGCGACCTGCTCAACGATAAAGCGTCTACCCGGCGACAACCATACCGCCACATCGTCAGGAATATGGTTTGCAATATATATGCTGTGCTGCGTGACAATCTGCACGGTCGCCCGCACCGCCCACTTGTTCAGCGTCCGCGCAAAAGGCGACAGCGGCGTCACCCCGTCTGCCCCATAGGCGCTGCGCCCGTCGGCGGAGACGAACACGCGCTCGATCATCTGCCCCACATCGCGCTGCACCAGCGGCAGGCTGCGGCGGTGAATAGTGCCGTCGGCGGAGGCCATCAGCGTCAACCGCCCGCGCGCCTGGTCGGCCACCGTGCGCAGTACCGCCTTGATGTCAGTGTCGAAGCCTTTGAGCGCGCGCAGCATGGTGGTTCTGTTAGACAGCGGCATCCGTCGCCTCATATTCAGCCCACAATGCCGTCAGCGCCGACCACCCCCAACTCGCCGACCATTCACCCTGGAATTTGCCGTCTTCTGTGTGAATCGTCACCTGCCATATGTTTTTGGTAGCGCCTATTTTAAAGGTCACCTTTTTCCCTTCAACAAGCGGGGTGACAAGTTCCATCGGCAGTTCGTTGGGGTCGCGGTGGTTAGCAAAATCGGCCATACGGCAATGTCCCTTCCCACTTTTCCAGCAGCCCCAACTTTGCCAGTTGCGAGGATGTGAAGCCAGGCGTCCTGCCATCCACGTAATCCCGAAAATCCTGGCAGTAGCTTGTGTAGACCCACTTGCCACGAATGTACACAGGCAGAATGTCGCCCATGCCCGTCGGTTGTTTGATCTTCTCAGTCGGTGGTCGGTGGTGTAGGGGGATAATCAAACTCATCAATTGGCACCTCATTTTGGTTGAGCACTCGAATGCGAGTAAATCCTCGCGCCCTCATGAAAGGCAGTACAGTTTCCAGTAGCGCATCTACACTGCGAAAGCGGTGGCGGTTGCGTAGCCACTCGTCTCTGTACAGTTCACACTCGAACCATATTTGATGTTCAGTTTCAGATTTCTTTCTTGCCATACTACTAAAACCTAACTCCACAATTTACTTCCTGATAAGCGCACTTATCAGGAGTAGTATTCTTACTGCGGTATCAATCCCAATGCACGGAAAGCCTGCACCCATGCCCAATTATAGGAATAGCTACGCCCTATAACCGTTCCATCCTGAGCACGTACCTCATGGTCAGGCCAGATGGTATTCACGACCTGGTCATGATCGGTGCGCTTCCAATAGTAATAACCTCGCACCTTAGCATCTTCGATCAAGGCATCAAGTCGCTCAACAGGTATTGGATAAACGGCCATCCCACTCCCTCAGTTTATCTATGAAAATGTGAGTTTGCGCCGGTAATTAATGCTTCCTTGACGCTTCTTTCGTCTTCGTCCACCATCACCGGCACCCGCCGCGACCAGTCCCCAGCGCGGCAATCGCGCCACGCCCCGTCGTCGCCACCAGTCGTAGCGGTGCTTATTCCAGGGGCGCGAACCGGGACAGGTCAACCCTGTCTCCATTCGTCCCAAACGGCATACATGCCCACAACCAACAGTATGGAGAGCAAAAACGCGCATCATCTCATCACCTGTCAGTCCCAGCGCCAGCGATATGAGCGCGAACGCCAGCCCGCTCACGTAGACCAGCACGCCGAACCCTGCCCAATCTAGCAGGGAGATAAAGTTCGATAAAGGTTGATAAATCACGCCACCGCCCCTCACATCTCAATGACAACCTTCTCGACAAGGCATTGGCGAATAAATTTCCCGCCATGGCCATAAAAGAGTGACCCCATATCGGTTCTGACCGTCCACGTGTCACCGCCCTGCTTCGAGCGGCTTAACACCCAATATTCGCGCCGAGTCTCAACGCCGTTCTCTCGAAACCAGGTATAAAAATGCACGCCTATCAAGTTGCGCCAGCGCAGTCGGGCATAAAGCCGTTTCAGTCGCACCATCACGCCACCGCCTCCGCTTCCCGCTCGTCCTCGTCCGCTTCGCGCCGGTTCAATTCTTCATCCACCCGCGCGGCGAACTGCTCCTGCTTCTCCTCGGCCTCCTGCCTGGCCTTCGCAATCTCCGCCGCCACGTCCTCCACGATCTCGACGTGGCGGTTGATGAAGGAGAGTGCCGACTCGTCCGTCAATAGGCCGTTCTCCAGCGCCAGCGTGAGCCACTGCATACTCAGGCTCTCGTCCTCGCCCGCCAGGTCGGGGAAGTCAACGGCGATCTTCACATTCGTCGAGAGCGGCTCGACGAGCGCGGCTGTGGCGAGCCACACCTCCAACAGTTCCACCAGCGTCTTCTTGAGCGTGCGCTGCCGCCCCTGGATGACCTTGATCCAGGCGGGCATCTGCGCGTCCACGCTGGCCTTCGACGATTGCACTGCCCCGCCCCACACCCATTCGGGGATGCGGATGTGTTCCAGCATGAGATAAAACAGCTTCTTCAGGAGCGCCACCATGTCCGCGCTAAACGAGCCAGGGCTGGCGAACTTGAACGAGCCGCCCTTGCCAAGAAACAGCATCGAAAGCCGCTGAAAATCAATCACGGGCACGGTCTGCATAACGCCGTCCTTGTCACGGACATTTTCTTCACCCGTCGCCATCGCCCGCTTGGTCTGCTCCGGATCTTCGAGTCCCTCGGCCACCGCTATGGGACGGCCCATGATCTCCACGCCGTCCAGCCCGGCGTTGAGCACGTCGTCGTAGCGCGCAAACAGCTTGACCAGACCGTCGTGCACCGGGTGGCCGTAAATCTCGTTCTCGCCCATGTCCTCGGCGAAGTGAATGACCGGCAGTCGCCCGGTCAGGTTGTCGAACTCGATCGGGGGCTCGGCGCTGGTGGCGACCTTGCCGTCCACTATCCCCGTCTGCTTGATGATCACCTCGCGCCCTTTGAGCGTGTAGTGGTCAACGATAATGAACTTCTCCAGCCGTGAAGTGATCTTAAAGCCGGTGGTGCGCTGCGGGTCCAAGTCGTCGGTCTCTTTTTCTACGATGTCGGGCGACACGCCTGTGAGCGTTGCGTCGGGGTTGACGACCAGATAGGCGTTGCCCCGCCCCAGCGCGCCCTTGTAGGCTTTGATGATGTCGTCCAGGTGTTCCTCAATAAACTCGGCCAGCCGCTCGTCCACCGCGTCGTCCCCGCTGGTGGCCGTGAACCCCTGCCCCAGCGTCCAGTCGGCCAGCGTCTCCGCCGTCGGCCTGGCAAACAGCCCGCCCAGCTCGTACCCCGGCTCTTTGCTGCGCAGCAGGCGGTCATAAAAGCGCTCGTCGGGCCGCGTGCGGTCAACAGAGAGCGACGTGTAGACGCGCACGAACGGCGCGGCCACCCGCCCGATCATCTCGACGGCCATCTGCTTCACCGGCTTGTTGCCGTTCGGTTCGCGCTTTCGACCAAAAAGAATCATCGCCGTCCCCTATACAAGCCTACCGCTTTACCCGTGCTCACCGTCGTACCGCCCCCGCCGTCCAGGTGTTTGAACAGGTAGCGAACGCGATCAAGACCATGATTGTACATGTCAATCGGCACTTCCTTGTTGGGTTTGCCGTCCCTGCCGTCCGGCCAGGCGTAGCTCGAAAACTCCTGCTCGGTGTTCACCGGCTGCGTGTCACCCGGATATTCGCGGTAGAGTGCGGTGTCCGCCTCGACCAGCGAGTCTTCCAGAATGAAGAAGCGGGGTTTCCCATCCGGCTGCACCTTCAGCCGCTCCTCGACCAACTGGATGCCGGTGGTGATGTCCTTCCTGGCGGCCACCGTAATAATCCCGTTCTCGTGCAGCGTCGCCCGGTCTTCGGCGTCGTGGTCGGCGATGGTCTGAAAAATCCGCTCGTCGCCGGTGAGCCGCTTGATTTGCTCGCTGTGCACCTTCACGGTGCGGCGCGTCATGTAAATCTCACGGTACAGGTACACTCGCCCATCCGGGTCTACCGCAAACCAGCCATAGGCGAAGGGGTTTGTATAGCCGAAATCTACTGCGCAGTACCGCGTCCACAGCGGCGGGATGTCGAAGCGCGGGATGACGTGCACCGCCGGGTCGAAGCCCTCGTACACCAACCCCTCCGCGCCCACCCACAGCCCCAGCACGCCCCGCTTGTAGCGCAGGCCGGTGAGCGAGTTGAGAATCGCCATCGTCTTCATGCCACGCTCGGTGAGTTCACCCGTCGCCTGGTCATAGAGCGTGGGGTTGTGCAGGTGGAGCTGCCGGAAGAGTTTTAGCGTCTTGCGATTCTTGATCCAGTGCGTCGGCACGTCCGGGTTGCAGTCGCCGAAGACCTGCGGATAGGGGACATTCTCGGCGCGCCCTGTCGCCCGTCCCAGCAGCTTCTCCCAGTCGTCGAGCGTCCCCTCCTCGGCCTGATTGAAATAGATGTAATCGTATTCCGATGAGAGCACTTTGTCGGCATTATCCAGTCCGGCCACGACCAGGCGGCTGCCGTTCGGATAATCGTAGAATTCAGGTTTTGACTTGCCAAAACTACGAACGCCGCTGTCGGGGTGATCCGGGGGGACGGGCAGCACCTTCTGCTCGAAGGTCACGACAGCACTCTGCACCAACGATTTGTACGTTTTGCGGGTCATGAGCGCCCGCGCGCCGCCATATTTGCAGAGCAGGTTGTGCAGCTTGTCGAGCGCGGCAATCGTTTTTCCGGTTTCGTATGGGCCTTCGAGGATGCACTCGTGCCCCTGGTAGCGCCAGAATTCGCGCGCGCCGCCAAAATAAGCGCGTCCCACACGGCTCTCCGGCGGGGTCTGTACCACCACGTAGGTCACAGTTCGCTCACGTCCATCTTGGTCACGGCGATAATCAACTGCTCGCCATCCTTGCCCGTGTGCTCGTGCTTGTCAGTGAACAGCTTGTGATGGCGGCCAATCAGGTTGAGCGCCGCCTGGGCGTCGTAAAGCTCCACCTTGATTTTTTCAACGCGGGTTTCGCCCACAAACTCAATCGTGTGCTCGATCTTCTTGATGAGGTTGCCTTCCGGGTGCTTGGCAAGCCGCGCAGGTGTCAGGCCGATGAAGTCGCGCATGTCCCCCCTGCCCTGCTGCGCCAACCGCGCCAGCACCTCGTCGGATCCCATCGCCAGCAGCTTCAGCCTGCGGTCAATCTCCGCCCGGATATACGGTTTTGACAGGTTCTCCGAGGCGATCTGGCGCGCGCTCTTCTTCGAGTATTTGGCGGCAATGGCCGCTTTCGTGCCATTCAGATTCAGCTCGAAATACTTGTCAACGAACAGCCGTTCTTTGTCCGTCCACCGCTCAATCGGCTTCAGATTGTCAGCCGCCTGTTCGTCCACCATATACGCACGCCCGTTCTAAAAGCGCGATTTGCTGCGTGATCGAGATTGCGGTTGCGCTTCCGGCTCGGCCTCGGCCTCCTCGACGACCGCTTCTGCTTCGGCCTCTACGTCATCCGTCTTCTCCTCGGAGTGAATTCCATCGCCGGCGGCGACCGTGTCCGCTTCGCGGATGGAATTCAGCTCGACAGCCGACTCCTCAATGATTACTTCTTCTTCAACCACCGGCTTGATTTCGTCGGCTTTGGCCGACCTATGCCCCTCTGGGGCGAAATCAACCTCCGGCCCGATAACGGCAAGACGCACGGCATCCAGTTCGGCGCGCGCAACACCCTCACGGAGAAGCTGTTCCTGCATAACCGTAAATCGGATATTGCCCTCGGCCTGCATCGTCAAGGCGGCGTTCGCCTCACTATCCGCGTACTGCACCGCCTCAACCAGCCGGTCCCGCTGCGCCGTCATCCGGCGCGTCCGGTCGGCCAATTCAATTGTACGCCGGAAAGCCTGCTCGTAGTCTGCCAATCGCCTGTCTGCCATGCTTCACCTCGCTGTTGCTTTTCGCTCAGTATAGCACAAATGAGCGCTATTGATGACCAGTCGTGAACCGTCGCGACGGTTCATGGTCGCTGACCAGTCGCGACGGGTCAGTTCATGGTCAGAAAGCAAAACGCCCCTTCACCGGGGCACGTAGCGGGTGTCTAAGCATGAGTTGATACTAACCCCTCAGCGTACTCTTCTGGTATGCCTACAGAAGCCTCATCGCGGGGGTGGGGCTGACCATCTCCCTCACCGTCACGCCAAAGCGTGTTGTTCTTTTTGCTACCCCACGATTTTACCACAAAACAAACCGCCCGAATTCACCATCGCATCGGGCGGTTACATCTGCTCCCTGGCGCTGCGCTGACCAGCCTCCAGGGTTCGTAGCCCGTCCCGCGCACCGGCATCGGCGGCCAGTGACGATCATTGGGCTAAAAAGTAATCGTTATTAAGGGGCAGTTTTTG